CCCGCGCCTGTAATCGTAAAGTTAGGATATGTACCAGATACAGTGGTAGTTCCTGCGCCCGTTAGCGATACGGTCTGGTCAGGTGCGCTGTTGGATATAACGCCACTGCCAGATATACCGATACCAGTTCCTGCGCTAATTTCGCCTAGTACAGAAGTAGTGAAGTCAGTGCTGACTGCCTGATTTGATCCGTTACCTAAAAAGAACTGACCATCATTAAGGTTAGGTACAGCATTGGTTCGACCCGCACCCATAACTTTTATGCTACCAGTTGATGCGTGAGAGCGCGTAACCTTACCGATCTTTTGAAGTTGTGACGATTCGCCAGTAGGCGCAGTTGTGGTCAGTGTTCCGGTATCGCTGACAAATAGTTCATCGCCTTCGCTAAATGATGATGTATCTAGCCCCTGCAATGTTCCGAATGTAACGACAGAACAATCCGCATTAGCCGACACAGTAGCATCGACAATACCAAAGCAAGGCATTTTGTTGGCATCGTTGGCATCGGCCTTACTAACTACGGTTTTATTGCCGCTGATACCTGAGATATATACTGGATCGCCTTTAGTTAATGCCTCACCCGCCTGACCCTTAAACAGAATCGCGCCAGTAAGATCACCATTAAATCCAGTAGCCTCTACTTCACCTGTAAACGTAGCACCAGATAGAGTTGCATAACCTGCAAGATCAGCAGACTCTAGCTTGTCAGTATTCAGGTTGGTAAAGTTAGCATCAACCTCATTATTTGTTAGGGGCGATCCTTTGCCCGATCTTGTAGTAATCGTAGACATTGGTAGCCCCTTCTAAATTAGGATGCGGTTAAAGTAATAGTCCAAGTCACTGACATAGTATCGTCAGCTTCCTTGTTCACCACTGAGAACACTGTACGGCAAAGCATATCTCCACTAGATGCGGCATTAAAGATACCTGCCTCTGTGACCGCGCCAGTGCCTTCTCCCGCCTCGAAAGACGAAACATAGGTAATGGTGTTGCTTGACGCAGTTGAGCTGTCTAACGCCTCTCTAGAGCCTAGAATAGATACTAGATCAGTCTGCCCTGCGGCGGCGGCAGTAGTGCCTGAACCCAATGCCATATGCGACATTACGTTAGCAGATGCACCCGCCATGCGTGAGCAAATAAATTCCAATCCTGCCGAAACAATCAGATTGTTGATTTCGCGCTTCTCTTTTACGTTACCATTTTTGTCTTTTAAGACAAGAGCAACATCACCGCGCAGTTTTAAGTTTTCGTTTAACATTTTGCACCTCTAAAAAGTTCGGCTGTAACCGACATAATCTTCTAAAAAATAACTAAACTCCGCATAACCTTGGCCGCGCAGAGAACCAGAATCAGTTGACCCGATTGTATCACTATTTGCCTTGCCTTGTGTACTCACAAGATTGTCTGACAATACCGCCAGATCAGTACGCACTTTTACAAATGACATTTCCTGATCGTCTTGCGCTGTCGCTTCACCATCCAAGTCATCAGTAGCAAATAACCCTTCAGTGATGAATTTGTGGAAATCCATGCTGTGATCGTCTGACCACGTTGCAGAATCGCTTAAAACCTTCTGCCGTAAAATATCTATGTTTTCAGATACCCCTGCGGCATCCGTTAATCCTTTAGATACTGCAATAGCTATTTCATCGCCTATTCCTGCGCTGTCAGCTTTTACCTTTGCGTAGGCTAAACTGATTTGCTCTGATAGGTCAGCTTGGTCTGATTTGGTCAGGTTAACAATGAAGGTAGCAACATCAGATACAGAAGGCGATTCCGTAAATGCCCTTGAAAACAACCTAGCTATCACCACAGAATCTGTAAACCCTGCACTATCACTAAATGCCTTTGCTATACCTTTGCTTTCGCTGTCTGTAACTATGGCCTGTTCAGCTAGTGACTTTAATGCCTGTAATGCAAGCGCATCTGTAATCTGCGGTAATTCATTAAACCCTTTGCCGACTGCATTAGTTTGCGTATCGATAAGCGATATAGCTTCTTGGCTGTTTTTTCGGTACGCTTTTACGTTCGCTTCAGCAACTGCCGCGCTATCTTGTTTCGGCTTGTTTACATTCTTTGGCGTTTGTTCACTTAATGAAACATTTTCTAAATTTGTTTTGCCGATGGCGTGAGTCGAATCATCCGATATAGTTGCGCTGTCTTGCAGTGGCTTGCCAATAACCTTTGCAATAGCATCAGCGACACCTGTCGCATCAGCAAACTCTTTAGAAAGTATCCTAATAGAAATAAATATAGCTTCAAATACAGCGCGATTGTGACTTATTTCTGCTTTGGCTCTGCGCTCTTTAATATCAGCTATCACATTATTAAACTCGATCTCAGCCTTTGCCCTTCTTTCGGCAACCTTGGCTAACGCCCTGTTTAAAAAAGCAGATAACTTAATCATGCAAAGTCAGCGCGAACATAAAATTCTAAAGTTTCAAATACAGTTTCCACAGTGTTATCGCTGAAGGTGATTTCTATCTCGCCTTCATAGTAACCTTCTGTTAAATCTAACTGCCCTGCCTCAAACTGGAATATCGCTATCCCATTTGTTAAGTTAGTGCCTGAGTTTCCTGCCGTAACCGTAAAAAGGGTAGTCGTTGATCCCTTCTGCCGCACCTTCAGGCGTACAGTACCGTTCTCGCAGTTAATCGCACTGCCATCATTCGCCCTAGTTAGGGTTGCTTGTATTGATACACCTGTATCGTCTTTCACTAATTGATAAATCATTTTTTACTCCGGCTTAGTCGGCCATATTATATCACTGAGATCGGTTGCATCCGAATTATTAGCAGGTACGTTTCGCAATGCTTGCCTGTATGTTGCCCACTCTGCTTTCTTGCTATCGCTTAACGGGCTGTCTGCCATCTGAGTCCAATCGCAAGCTAATAAATACGAATCTCTATATTGCCTTATTTCAGAAAATAACAACTCACTGTCTAGTTTCCATTCATTATTAACCCAAACCATATAACCGCCAGTGCGACTCTGCCTAGTTTGCCACTGGTTGTTTTCATAGTCCCAATACCGACAATTTATATATTCTTGATTATCAGCATTAAGCGGCAAATGCTTTGCCAATAAGTCGCCATATGTTTGCCCATCAACATACATATCATCAACCTGAGTTGAGCAAATATTTGCAACTTCGCCATTTTCTTTAATTAACGCTATCTTGTGCATTAGCCATGATACCTCGCTATAACCATTGTTCTTGTATCTTCTGACTCAACTGTCGTTGTCGTGCCAGATACAGTAGGGGCAGTAAATCCCCAGTTTGCGCCTATGCTTATGTATTGCGGATTTCCGCTTATGCCGCCTTCATACTGATAGTGCGCGAATGATGCCCTGTAATATGTAGAACCTCCTGAAGATGTTCTTGCCACTTTACCCATCGCATTTAATAAACTGTAATATTCATGCACATCTGTGCCTGATTCCCAACCCGCACTGCTTTCATTAAACTGCAACCTTGGCGTAGGCGGGTATGATAATGTATAAGTGTGCGCCTCTACGCACTCCATGTCATCATAAGTACTGGAAAACCCTAACGCACCACCGCTTGTAAATGTATTAAATCCATATCCTGATGTTGGGGCAGTTTGCCCATCTACGCAAATAACATAATCAAACGTACCTTGGTAAAAGCTAAAGGTTAGTATTCTGCCTATTACAAATGTATTTGCGGAGTAATTAATGTAACCCCAAAAAGTAACTGTCTTGTTTTGCCCTACGCCCGATGTTGTAGTTGGCTTAACGAATACCGCTACATCATTCCCAACACCAGAAGGCAGTGACGTTGATAAAGTAGTTCCAGATCCAAAATTTGCCGTTGTGCCTGACGCTATAACTTGTAGATTTCCGTATGTAGAATCTATCTGCGTATATCCCGAACTATTTTGAACACTTATTCCATAAGCCATAACTAAATCCTGAACAACATTATTTTATATGAATGACTGCCCGAAACGAGTGCAGTTACAGTTATCGATCCGCTGTTTAGCGTTGTCTTTATATCCCATGCAGTTTCTACACTATTGTTATATCCCCAAGTGCCATCATTGGTAAGACCAGTTACATTTATAGTCACTGGACTACCATAGGTTACAGTGCCTGAATAAAACGCCGAAAATCTAATCAATCGCCAGTTAGTGTCTAACGTAATATCACCAGACGAATCGAAAAGTTGCAGACCATAAGCCATTACGCAAGATTCCCTAACTTGACTCTTAACGTAGTACCATCATAAATCAATATTCTATCATTCTGAATTACAAGCCTTGATCCGCTTGCTGACGATTTAAGCTCAAAGTTACTCTGCGTTGTTCCTGTAACATTAACCAATGCAACATCAATAGTTCCTGTTTTTAACAGACCGCCATTAATGGTAGTGATTTCAGTGCTAGAGGCATTTGCTAACTCAGAGTTTAATGTTGTAAACGTAACCAAGCCATCAAACTGTGTAGATGCAAATGGTGCAGAGAAGGTAATAGTCTGTGCGCCTTCAAATGTAGCTTCTGTAATTGTAAAACTACTCGCCCAAAATTTGCCATCTGCTCCGTTAATAGTTGGGGGATTCTTTTGCCAGTTTGTACTTAGGCCACCGAATGATGCGGTGTCATAGTTGTACGATGTTGCGCTTGGAGTGCTAGGCGCATTAGCACTAGAAACAGTGTAATAGACATAGCCATTGTCTGCCCTTGGTGGCGATGCAGGGGCATCTGTAGTTGCATT